CTACAACAAAAGAAACTACAGAAAATGCTGATTACTTAGCCGGAGTTAGTACTGGTACCAGTAAACGTGCACCAAATACCCAATTTATCGATCAGGCTCGCACAACAGTCAAAGAAACTACAGAAAATGCAGATTATTTAGCTGGAGTTAGTACCAGTAAACGTGCACCGAATACCCAATTTACCGATCAAGCCCGCACAACAGTCAGAGAAACTACAGAAAATGGTGGACGTATCGGAACTATTAGTAAGGGAAGAAAGGGCCCTAAAACAACATTGGTCGATCAAGCTAAAACAACACATCGCGAAACTACTGAAAATGGTGATCGTATTGGAACTGTTAATAAGGGACGAAAAGCACCTAAAACAACTTTGGTTGATCAGGCAAAGACCACTCACCGTGAAACCACTGAACAATGTGATCATAAGGGTACCATTAAAGGATCGAAACGTGGTGTGGTTTACAATGAATCTAGCGTGGCCAAAACAACTCATCGAGAAACCACTGAAGCAGCTTCGAGAATAGGGGCGGCCCGTGATCCTAATCAATCAGACGGTAAAGGTTATTTAGTTGCTCGATTCGAAGACAAACCAACTCAAAGACAATTCAGTCATTTCAGTTACACTGGTACTGCTGCCCCCAAAGGTCTAGCAGAATCACAGCGTCTTTACGATGATGCATACAATGCTCGAACTAATACTAATAAAGAAAAAGTGGCTAAAGGGCGAGACCGCCAAAATGGCAATTTATCTCTTCACTCTGGTAAGAATAATACCAACATCCAAATTAAGAAACTTGACAATGATCGAAAAAATCATTATGGATTTGCACCCAATCCAGTCTTTGCGAACAGTCGAATACCCGAAACTGTCTGTCGAATTACAAGTTTTAAAAATAATCCTCCAAGTGAATATACCAGATTAGATACTAGTCTGGTTGAAAGCTTATTAGAAAATCCACTTACACATAGCCTTCATACTGATACTGGACCTTAAATGAAACTAATTACCATTACCACAGAGGTTTACTAAAATAGCACGAAACACCAGTTTAACTTGTTATTCAGATAAGCCTAAGAACTAGGCGAACCCAGTAAGCCTTGAAATAAAGTTTCCAAAACTTTGCGCACCGCTCATAAATCATCAAAAACATCTAAAAATCTAGATGTTTTTGATGATTGGGAATGAAATGAATTTCGGCTTCGCCAAATTTGGAATTGGAATCGCGGCCATCCAGATACTGGTAGTAATGTTCCGGATTGACTGCTTTTAACCACTTCTCACAATTGTCTAAGCGTTTCAGGTATTTTTTGAAAAAACGGTTGGCACTAGAGATGACATCATCAGCATCAGTATAGGGATTATGGTAAAATTGAATATTATTGTGCCACATACAAACCAGATATAATAATTTTTAAAAAAATCAGGAAATTTCTCCAAAATGAAGGTGTTAGACGAATCCGAAGTTTTATACCTTACATTACGCTTGACCATAAGACAGACTAGTTCGTTCAAACTCATAACCAGTGGTTACTTCCGGTATTTATGACGTGATAATACAAAACTTAACAAGTTTATTCGCCAGAAAACGCAAATACTAGCGCAAGTCACGCGGAACAAAGTGCAGAGAAGTTTTTCTCTGAGGCGAATGGACAATGATTCGTATTCATTTTCCAATGAAATGTAGTAATAATGTCCATATTAATAGTGCGATAACCATGATTTCGTTTGTAAAGTTATGACTGAACCTGTTGCAACTGCTTAGTACCAATTAAACAAGTATTCGTATAGTTCGAAATTTTCTATTTAAATATAGAATGATTATAGAACCACCAATAAGTGAATCACCTATACAAAGTGTTGATCACTTTAAGGGAGAATCAGAAATACCTGATTTTAGCAATCTCCAAACTTTTCTTAGTTATTTATTGACTGCACGTAGCATGATTCACCGCGAACTTAATAACCTTCTTAATAATTACATTGAATTAAATCTTCGTGCTCTCTATACTCAGGCTTGTTTAATCAATAGTCGAGAACCCCTTAAAATGTTTCAACTATCACTTTGTCGGTTGCCTATATTGGCAAAAACACAAATCGATGAAGATTACGCCAAATTTATTAAATTTGTTGCACCTGAGCTTTTAATAAGAGTTAAGCATAATACCAAACATTTAAGCGAACTTTATGGAATTATCCAGTATGTTAAAGAACATAAAAGCTTTCCTGCTAAAAATCTAAAAACTCAGTTAATGCCTATTAAAGATTTTTTACATAGATGTTATATTTATACAGGACGTCGTCTTTGGAACCATCCCGAACTCCTTTCTCATAAATACCCTAGGGCATCCCTTGATTCTAATCGAATATTACTTCGAAAATATATTAATGAAGGTATCGAAGATGTGGTTAATGATTTTATTAAACTTGATGACTTTTATAATAGTTTCGGCGAAATAGTCAAAAATACTAATATCGAATTAAATACTAAACAGGACGATGTTAAACCAAATATAATCAATGTAGCTGGTGATTCTATGTCCAATAACAATAGTTATTCTAATAATAGCAAATCTAATAATAGTGAATCTAATAATAGTGAATCTAATAATAGTGAATCTAATAATAGTGAATCTAGTGTGAGCGAATCTAATAATAGTGATTCTAGTGTGAGCGAATCTAATAATAGTGATTCTAGTGCTAGTAATTCTAAATCCAAAATAGACGAAAATATGAGCAATCCCCTTAATCTATTACCATCTCTAAATAGTGAAATATCTGGAGGCGATCCATCGAATAAAAAAGAATCATCACCCAAGGTTGCTTCACTATGCTCATCATTACCAGTGGGAATAAAATGTCCCATTTCTAATGCCAAAATAAATGTTTTACCAGAAACAAAGTATAATTTTGATTATGTCACAGACAAAAAAATTCGTATCGAACTTCTTAAACCTATATCCAGTAAACCTAGAAGTATCCTAAAAATAAGTTCACCTGATAAGAAAACCCGCAAAATTACTTTCCGTCTCCCAGCCAAATTAATTAAAATTACCAATCTTATGCAGCAAGCAAACATAACATCTAATGTAAACACTATATCGAAAATGAATACAACACCTAAACCTAAAGTATCCGAGGCGCATACGACACAAAAAGATAATTCCCCTGTGAAACCAAACGAAAAGAAAGGTAAAATAAGCACAAAGGAAACGACAACTGATAAAACACCAAGCACTATTTCCACTATTGCTTCTCCTGAATTAAAATTATTGAATGACAAAAATATTATCACTGAAATATCGAGTAACAACTCCGACTCCTTCCAATTAAGTACACCTAAAGCTGAAGTAAATAATGCGACTAAGGAGAATAATCTATCAACTGGACATATCGAATCAGCTCCAAGTTCAAAGAGTAACATTTTTTCATTCGAAAACGATTTACCGGGTATCAGTTCAAGTGATCCAAGTACTGTTATCGGTCCAAAAGATATTGCTAATAAACAAAATGTTGGTAATGATAGTGATATTTTGGAAATTACTATAGATGATAAATATTTCCGCAATGACGGTCAAAAAAAAAGACGAAATAAATCCAAACCAAGACATCTATCTTCAGATGATGAAGCAACGCCTCCTTTCATACGAGCAATGGATAAAGTGATTACCAAAAGTGGTAAAAGGAAATACCAGATAGATAAAATTGACAGATCGCCGTCTCCAATTTCAAGTGATTTAACTTATTCTGCTGATTCTGACTTTAGTAAATTCGACGAAACTGAAACAGTCGAAACTAATATTGCCCGACTGAATAAGTTTATGAATTTGGATTTGAGTCCAAAAGATCTCCTAAAATTTGGAGGAGCCCAAGAAACCAAAAGTCTAACCGGAGAAAAAATTAATGAATTCGCTACACAATATGATAAAGTTCGCGCCATGGGACATAAAAAACAGCAATATCGAACAAAACATAGGCACCATTAACAAAAGATCGATAATCGATAAAAAATGTCTATAAAATTCTTTTTTATAGACATTTTAGTTTAGTTAATCAACATGGAGAATAAAATTTGCATCGCTTTAGACATACCCGATCTTGACCAAATCAAAAAAATAGCCACTCAACTACACGTCAAAGTCGGCTGGTTCAAAATAAATTCGGCCTTTACCAGAAATGGGCCACCCCTTGTCAAATACCTAAAATCATTGGGAACAAAATTATTTATGGACCTCAAATTCCATGATATACCTAACACTGTTGCCAATTATGCAACAGAAATGACTGAAATGGGAGTTGACATGTTTAATGTCCATGCATCTGGTGGTTTCGAAATGATGCAAGCTGCACGTATAGCCGCTGATACAACCGCCGAAAGATTGAAAATTTCACGTCCGAAAATTATAGCCGTTACTGTTTTGACTAGTATGGATATGGAGAATTTGAATTCTGTTTCAGTTTTAAAGACTCCCGAAGAACAAGTCTTGACTTTAGCACGATTGGCCAAACAGGCCGGTCTTGATGGTGTTGTAGCTTCTGCGAAAGAAGCTAAACTACTTAGGGGTGAATTCGGTCCAGACTTTTTAATTGTTACTCCCGGTATTCGTCTAACTAACCAACTTAATAGCAAACAGGGTCTAAATGATCAAAAACGTATTGTGACTCCCAAAATTGCAGTCGAATCTGGCGCAAATATCTTAGTTATAGGTAGGCCAATCACAGAAGCCGAAAATAAAGAGTTGGCTATCGCTAAAATTATTGATGAATTCCCAAAATAGCAATTATCAATTCAAATTTATGTGATGTCATACGCCAATTCAATCATACTTTAGACTCTAGTTACTAAGAGCTTCTGGAACGGTCATTGATTATTATATATTATTCTGTCTGGATTTTGATATAATAATATATAATGGAGAAAGATACTGGAAATCCTCATCTAAAGAGATTGAACAAGGTTGATTTGGAAAAATTAATTTTCTCTGTCATTAATAGGTACAAAAAAGAAAAAAATGTAGAAAAAGTCACATTATTGGATATCGGTGGTGGTAGAGGTTGGGGAAAAAAATTATACGAAAGAAGTGATATAGAATATTTCGCACTTGATCTGAATGACCAGAGAAATATTAAAAATATTTGTTATGTAAAAGGCGACATAACTGATGTCAATTTATCCTTATCTCAACAATTCGATATTATTTTTACTAAGGATACCTTTGAGCATATTTTAAATCCATGGGACTCCACTGCTAATATCTTAAAATACCTGAAGAATGATGGATATTTTATATTTTTAGCTCCTTTTTCGTGGAGATATCACGCATCTCCATATGATTGTTATAGATATTCCCATACGGGAAGTCAATATTTATTTGAAAGATTAGGTGGAATGAAAAAAATTACTTCTGGTTACATTTATTTCGGCGATATAAATGGGCTTTGGAAGAATAAAAAAGATATGACACTTGATGGTAAGGCTTTTCCAAAATGTATAGAGGTATTTTATATTGGTCAAAGAAACAAAAACCACAAATTTGATTTAAATGACTTAGATGCAGACTTTTGTAATGATCATTCCATTTAAATATCCATTCATTACCTGATGCTTAGCATAAACAATAGTGGAAATTTGTGACTATCAAATAACACTTAGATTTTTTTTAAACTAGTATATGGGAAATGTCTTTGTTGCTTAAGATTGGGATCATTGCGAGTATCTTCATTATTTTAAATATTCTATTGGTCAACTTTGAACGAGTTGCCTTTAAAATACGCGATAATAATTATACTCACTACCTATTAGGACAACAATCCATTGCTACATGTCCGCGTCGTTCCAACGGTAAATTAAAAGTCCAGGGTGTAAATCAATTAGGTGGAGGCATGGATGAGTTACAGACAAAATTATCATCATGGTTTTTAGGTAACCAGAGACCGGGTTTCGAAGAAGTCCAAAAGACTATATCCACATGGTTATTGGATATCAAAGGTCGGGTCATAGAACTTTTGGAAAAGTACCTATCAAAAGAAACAAGCGATAAATTGTGGTTAGTTATTGTTGCAGATGCAGTTGATCTTTTAACAAACAGCCAAAATTCTATTACTTCTTTTATTAACAAAGTTAGATCAGAAGATGATGGCACTGTGGAAAGAATTGTTAATAATGTTAACAAATTGGTTGAAAATCCAGAATTTGCCGTATTAAAAGAGGAATTCAATAAATTATTGGGAAATAAGGATATTTTGAAAATTAGAGATGAATTGACTTCCAAGATCAAAACAACGGTATTACAACAACTTGTCAATAAAATTACGGAAATAGAAAAAACCAATTTGAAAACCTTCCAAAATAACGTCGATACCAATATAAAACGAGAACTACAGGGAAAAAAAATAAGCAATCAATTAGAACAGCTAAACTTAATACTCGCTTTACATTCCAATGGTCTAATTGAATACGAAAGAGAAGGCGTCGACTATTTCCGCGAACCTAATGATATTATTTGATAAAACTTAAGAAGAAACATATATTAGCTTCATTTTCTTCTTAAAATTTATCTGACTTATTCTTATAGTTGTTCATGAAATTGTCTATTTCGGATTATGTATTAGACGCTTCTCACGTGGCAGGTCTTTATTATTTATATCAAAAATTGACAGCGAGTGCTTTTCGTGAACAGATTTTTTATATAACAAGTGGAAATGCTTTAGGTTTGATAAAATATGGAGCACATTTACCTTGGGATGATGATCTTGATTTGGGATTTAAAACTGACCATAATATGAAATCTTATTTGTCATTTTTAGAATGGGCATTGACCATGGGCTATGTCGTCAATTTCTTTCTTCGCGATTCCAATAATGTTAAATCTGATTCTAATGAATGGTACCAAGAAAAGAAATTATACAGTTTAGTATTAGAACACTGCACAGCACAAGTGCAAAGCACAGTTTGTAATTCTATGACACCATCGGAACTAGAAGATGTAATTGCGACCCGACCGGGTGATTTTTTCTTTGCTAATATCACCTTTAATGAAAAAGTTTGGCAAAATTTACTCGAAAAAGTGGGAGGTAAAAGCTATTTTTGGGAAGGTAAATATTTAGTTACTCCTTGGATTGATTTTTTTCCGTATTACCAAGATGAAAATGGCCGTCTCCAAAGTCGTTTCCAACCTTACCCTAAATCACAGCCCAGTCTCTCGGCAACTTGGAAAAAAAATAGTGTTTATAGTCTGGTCATTTATACTCCACTAGATTTAATACCACAAACTACAAAATTTTATCATGGGACATTAGATTTCAATTGTCTCTATAAAAAAGAAACACTTTATTGCCACTTACTTGATAACGATATATTACATTTAGAATATAACGAAGAAGAACTTGATGAAGTCCAACAACTTGTTGATAAATATAGTTCGAAAGTTCAGCAAATCTTAACTATTTACCAAACTGAAACAAAATCATAAATTTGGACCATCAGTTAATTTATAATTGACGTCATAAACAAGAGGAACTGTTGCATGAATATGATCTCTAGAAACTCTAATAGGCATATTATTAATAGGAAATAATAATAAGCGGTGTCTTACTAGCCAATTTAAAGGTGAATCTCCTCTAGAATTGACCTGATCCATCTTAATATTTTTGAATGATCCCAAAAGTATTTTTAGAACAGATAAATCCATACTGTAACACGCATACATCAATGTACTATTACCTTTAGCATCGGTCAAATTAATATCTATTTCATTGAAATAGCGATCTAACAAAAGTTCGAGTATGGGAAGTTTGTTAGAATTGGAACTGCTTAAATCGCACATAGCCATCACAACCGTGATACCATTATCATCTTGGTAATTTACATTTAAAGAGTGATCAATATATCGATCAACTCCACTTAAATTGCTATTTCTGATGGCTAATAATAACTGTTTTTCCATTCCTGTGGATATAATTCTAAAAAACTTGCACTTTTTTAACTAACTTGTTCAGTAAATTGCATAGTAATGAGGTTTTATATATGGAACCGGACGAAACAATAAAAATTTATTAGGACCATGCTGATAAGCACAATGTCGAACAAGACCTGGAGTTACAGTCTGTGCTCTAGCAGGACTAAATAAAGAAGGATATTGAGGTATAACAGATTCAGACATTGGTGGCAAAAATCGTCTTTTCTTTTCGGATGGTTTTTTGGATCGAATAATGAATTGTCGCGGTTTTCTATACCGTTTTACAAATCGAACAGTCGCTGGACTACTTTTTACTGATTGGAAATTATCTTGTTGATAAAATACAAACAAAATCAAAAAAAATATAAATAGAATAACAAAGGTTAGCATTCTAGATAATGGCATTCCCCTATAATATAAGAAGAAAAAATTATGACACTCATTCTCAGATTGCCCAAAAAGTTATCTACCAAAAATTTAAACTCATTGCCACAGGGATAAGTTTAGCTTTGCTCACATCTCCCTCTTTGTCCATTCCCTACGCAATCTTTTATACCTAATATGCCCGTCAAAGCCCTTAATATGAATTATCAATGACCTATTAGGATATATTAATGACCTTGATATAGTATAAGATAGTTAGATCAGTGAATTAAACTCAAATATCTCTTCAACTCTCTGTCCATCAAAGACCATAATATATGTTATTAAGGCCATATTAGGGTATATTAACGTCCTTAATATAGTATAAGAGAGTGTTGGATCGGTGAATTAAATCAAACATTGATAAATTTCTAAAAAATGTTCTTAGAAATTAGAAGTAATAATAGTTTTTTATTTTTTTTTGTGGGGGAGGGGGGGGAAGATTGAAAATCTAAGATCCTAGAAATTTGAGATTAATGACCATGTTTAGGTAAATAGATTTCAGAATGAAAATATCACTGTATACACTGGGTTCGGATTATTTCGGATATATTCGGAATAGATTCCCATTTGGTGGATAATAGAGACATGCAGCATCGACTTGATATTTTCCTTCTTGAATGGATGAAATACACACTCTATGTTCATCAAAGACCATAATATAAGTTATTAAGGCCCTAATAGGGTATATTAACGACCTTAATATAGTATAAGAGAGTATTAGATCAGTGAATTAAACTCAAAATTTCATCGAGCTTTGATTTAAAAATTAAAATCACTGGGCTTTGATTAAAATTTCATCGAGCTTTGATTAAAAATTAAACTCATCGAGCTTTGATTAAAAATTAAACTCATCGAGCTTTGATTAAAATTATTCATCTCTCATGTATTATTAATGCCCTAATAGAGTATATTAAGGTCGTTAATATAGTATAAGAGGGTACTAGATCAGTAAATCTAGCCCTTAATATGAGTTATTAAGGCCCTAATAGGGTATATTAACGACCTTAATATAGCATAAGAGAGTGTTAGATCAGTGAATTAAACTCATCTCTCTTTGATTAAAATTTCATCGAGCTTTGATTTAAAAAATCATCTCTCTTTGATTAAAATTTCATCGAGCTTTGATTAAAATTTCATCGAGCTTTGA